TTACTGCCCGATCCACCCCAGCCAAGCCAGCAGCATGATCAGCATCAGCACGCCGGCGAGGATCAGCAGGTTCCGCAGCGACTGCTTTTCGGCTTCCTTGTGAATCTCCAGGCCGGGCGGCGGGGCCTTGTACTTGCGTAGCTCCTTGAACTCCGCGACGCAGCGCTTGCACATCACCGCGCCGTTCAGCGTGGTGATGCCCTCGGGCTTCAGCTTGCGGCCGCACTCGGGGCAGGGGATCAGGCTCAGGTCCTGCTCCACGCCCGCCGGCGGCACGCCGCGCTCGGCGGCGTCGCAGTCGAGGCAGATGTAGCCGCGCGAGTCCTTCAGCCGCCGGTGCCCGCGCAAATCGCGGCTGCAGATGCGGCAGAGCTTCTGGTTCAGCTCCGTGTGGTCTGTGACCGGGTCCGACGGCGGCGCGGGCGGGGCGACGACGGTGCGACGCGGCTCGAAGCAGCGGCAAACGGCGCGGCCGCTGCCCGGCTCGCCGCCGATTACGCCCCCACAATCCGGACAAATGATTTCTTCAGACATGGCACGACCTGACGCAAACACACGAATTGGTGCGAGACATGATAACACAAAACCGCCCCCATTTCCTTCCCGGCCGTCTTGAACTGACACCCGGCACGCGCGGCGACTACGCGGCGCTGGAACGCTTCCACTACGTGGGCCTGCGTCCCGCCACGTGGGCCGCCGTGGTCGCCGCCCGCTGGCTGCCCGACGACGGCCCGCCCCGCACGGTCGGCGTCGCGGTCCTAAGCTACCCGTCCGCCCTGAACCGCACCCGCCACCGCGTCTTCGGCTTGCGCCCGATGAAGTTCGGCCAAAGATTGCGTTGGGTCAACGTGAACCTGCGCACGATCAGCCGCGTGATCGTGCACCCGCAGTTCCGCAGCCTCGGCCTGTCGAGCGCTCTGATCCGCCGCCTCTGCGCCGCCTGCCCCACGCCCTACATCGAAGCCGCCGCCCGCATGGGCCGAGCCCACCCCATGTTCGAACACAGCGGCTTTACCCGCGCCGATCCGCTGACAAGCGACGAGGCGATCTACTTCTGGCGCACGATCACGCTTCAAGATCACGCGACGCCCTCTGGTCCCCTCTCCTGTGTACCCACGGGAGAGGGTTAGGGTGAGGGCCGACGACCAACGATGTGGAAGCGCCTACCCGCTCACGTCGTCGGGCGCACCCGGCAACCGGTCCGGTGGGCAGAGCAGATATCACCACGGAGGCACGGAGACACGGAGAAGATTAAGAAAGGCCATTCCTTGTTCTTTCTTCTCCGTGCCTCTGTGCCTCCGTGGTGATATCTGCCGAGCGCCGCCCGTTCGATGTTTAGGCCGTTCTCACGCGCGGCCCTCACCCTGACCCGCCCGCGGCACTTCCCGGAGCACTGGGAGAGTGAGCCCGCGCCGTTCCGCTACTTCAATCCGCCTGCTCATTTCACGTCCCGTTCTCCCACCCAGGAGCCCGCCATGTCCGTTTCCGATCCCTGCCTCACGCCTGACGCACTTCACGCGTGGATCGTCACCCACACCGGCCTGCACATTCCGCGCAAAGCGGTCTGCCCGGGCCACAACGCGCCGTTCGAATACGTCTGCCGCGCCTACTTCGAGCCGAGCGCCGACCAGATCGTCTGGGCCCCGCGCGGCGGCGGGAAAACCAGCCTCGCCGCCGTCGTCACGCTACTCGACCTGTTGCACAAGCCCGGCGTCGCCGTCCGCATCCTCGGCGGCAGTCTGGAGCAGAGCCTACGTATGTGGGAACACTTGCTCCCACACCTGGAGCGGCTCGGCGACGACATCATCGCCAATCCGAAATCCACCGCCCGCAAGGTAATCCTGAAGAACAAATCCACCGCCGCCGTGCTGACGCAAAGCCAGCGCAGCGTACGCGGCTTGCGTGTGCAGAAGGTGCGCTGCGACGAGATCGAACTGTTCGACCCGCTGGTCTGGGAGGCCGCCCAGCTGACCACGCGCAGCCGCGGCATGACCGACCGCGACGAGGAGGCGGGCGTGAAGCCGATGCGCGGCTCGATCGAAGCCTTGTCCACGCTGCACAAGCCGTTCGGCCTAATGCGGCAGCTCGTCGATGACGCCGTCGAGACCGGCCGCGTGCTGGTGCGCTGGTGCCTGCTCGACGTGATCGAACACTGCCCGCCCGAGCACGAATGCGCCGGCTGCCCGCTCTGGTCCGACTGCCGGGGCGCAGCAAAGGAACGGGCCGACGGGTTTTTCAAGATCGACGACGCGATCCACAGCCACGCAAACCCTGCTTACCCGCGTGTACACGTTTGCGTACGAAACCCCAGCAGAACAGGACGAAAGACGACGCCAGCAGGCTTGCGTTAGGAGTGCCCGACATCGACAGCGCCACGCAAGCTCAGAGGCTTACAGGGCTGCACGTCGGGCCAGCAAGGCTCGGCAGTATTGGAGCGACCCTGAGCGTGCACGTAAGGCCAAGCGAGAGGGACGAGCGCGGAAGGGGTGAGTGTAGGGCAGACGATCTAAAATACTTCCTCGATACGTTGTTTGGCTGGCCTATCATCACTCTCCTTTTTTGGAGGTGCGGCATGACGCTAGAACGAGCAAACCAGTGGTGGGATGAGCAACAGGCACTCAAAGTGCGACAGGAGGCGGCGGGGCAGACGTACACCCCGAGCGCCCTTTCGATTCTCACTCACACGGTTCATACGGCTAACGGTCGAGTTACCATCCGCGTTCGGTTGACACCCGATGGCGAGTTTGAGGCGATGGAAGAGGGCACGTAGCCCTGCTACGTGTAAAGGAAAATCATGGCTGACTTAACAGATAAGCAACTAGACGACCTTGTAGGCGGTGCTCTAGGTCAACTGGCTACCGCCGTAAACGACTACAAGACTGCTAAGGCCGAAATTGGCAAGAAGCCAAACGAGCAGCAGGCAGTGCAGTGGTTCGCCATCGCTAAAGAGTCGTTGCGTACGTCTTTGCTCGTCTACAACAACACGGCTGCACAGGCTGCGGCTCGTGTACAGAAGCTGACCTAGCAAGCTCAGACCGTCGTGACCTCTAGCGTTTGATGGCGGGGCGAGACGGTTACAGCCCCATCGTGCGACCGTAGCAGCAGAGTGCCTGCCTCGCTTTCCATCAAATCAACTTCGATCTTACGACCGTCTGTCAATGTAAACACGATTGCGGTATCGCGCTGCCTCAACCGAACGATGCCACGGATTTTCTCGCCTGCCCTGATGCTCACTTTTATACGTTTCATGGAGCAAGAGTCGGTTGGGCAACATGGCCCGTCAATGGGGCTTAGTTGAATAAGTCTTCAACGGCGGTGTTTTGACAAGATAGTCAAAAACTCGGTCACTATTCTTGCTGACTCATTAAAGCATCGTTCAGCCGTGTAGTGCTCTATACACAGGATGCCAGATTGCTTCCACCAAGCATCTTTTTCTTTGTCCTGTTCGTAACGGTCCGGATGGTAGCAAACCTCCAAAACACCCCATATGCCGTCATCACAGACAAGGAAATCAGCTTCTCTATGATCTTTCCAATTTTCCCCCGTCTCCGCTCGGATGGCCATCGCTAGCGGAAAGAACAGCACACCGCGACGTTCTAACTCCTGCGCAATTCTCACTTCTGAGCGTGAGGCGTATTGTGCCTCGTTGTAGATAATCATTTGACGACTGTTGCGCTCTGCCATCAGTTTGCTGACTGCTCCCTGATTGTTGCCCTTGAAGTTGATAATCAACTCTCGTGCAACGGCCTGCCAGTCTTTTTCTACTTCAACCAATTTCAGCCGTATAGCGATGTCAGCAGTGATGACGTTGCCATAGCCATCGGAGAACCGCCCGTCTGCTACAGTTGCAGCGGCGGCAACCAACGTGTCCCGTAACTCGTGGTTGCCGGTGATGAGGCTATACGCACTTGCAGGCACATCAACGTAGAGGCCGGTTGGGCCACTATTGATGTCACCATGAGTCATAAAATCAATTCCGCCGTCGATCATTGCGGATGCTAATTCACGCTGGTTCGTGTTGATGAGCAAGGCAACGAGGGTGCGATGATATTCGTCTTCAATGCGAGTCATGCCATCAGTCTAGCAATGTGACAATGCAACAGGCGACTATGGAAGCTCCTGCCGCTGCCAACGAGCTTGCATAGCCTCATGGTGGCGTGAGTGCTGTGTCTTATGACCACGCAAGTTGGCCAATCGCCGATGAGTTTCTGAGCACAGCGCCGAAGCCGAGCGAACGTGGTCAACCACGAGCCGGTACGCCGTGCAGTCACGCCGAAGCTCCGGCCGGTCGAGCCGAACACTGAGCCATCCTGAGCCATTCAAGGCCTGAGCGTTGGGCTGGCGGGGGCTGCCAGCAAAAATCTTTGACCGATCCTGAGAAAATCTTTGCTCGACTTATGAACGATCGGCCCTCAGGCCTGCCGGGGCTGTCGGGGCCACAATCGGATACTCGCCCCTCAACAGGCCAAAAACGTAGGGTGCTAGTGGGTAAAAAGGCATACTCAACTATGCGCCTGTTTTTGCGGAATGTGCTCAAACTCCCTGCTTTTGGCTACTCTAGTGTAGATTTGGATACTTGGCCCACTAGCGGGGGACTAGCAGGCATACTAGATGTAGAGAAGCAGAGTAGGTGGCGTGAACGTAACCTACTTTGCGACATTGGGATACTCCGGTTTTAGCTAGAAATATAGGTTGACGGCGTGGCTGACCGTGCTAGATTCTGTACATCGAAACCCGGCAAGGTAACGACGACTTAGATAGATAGCCCTAGCGGTTGCCCCTACCTTGCCGGTACTGAGGGGTAATCGTCTAGGGCTTTTTCTATTCTATAGGGGGTGAAGGATGTTGTTAGATGTACCGTACCGCGAATCATACAGGACATAGCGAGGTCGAGCACAGGATTGCAGACTACCGCAACGTAGCTAATGCCGCCTGCCTCAATCGACGGGTTACGTTGGCTGAGGCGCGGGAAGCTGTAGCGATCTACGAACGGCAGCATAGGCACGGCATTGTTGATGAGAGTGATAGCCAGCGGTTGGCACACCTCACGATCAAAATGACCGGCAGCGCGTCGTTTTACCAGACCTGAGAAAAAACGGGTTATACAGTAGAGGCCGCGTTTTTTTGCTCTGTCTCGGCAATTTGTCGTTTTACCAGACTTGGCAGGGCCGCTGGTTACAAACGTGGACACCTTGATTTTGGCTAACGCCAGAGCCAAGGCTTTTGAAAGAAAACCCGGCAAACCGTAAAGCCAACTCGTTGTTGGCCAAGGGGGAGCCACAGCTAGGAGCAGAGACCATGACCGAGAGTGCAGACGTTACCGTAGAAGCCGTAGACATTACCGGGCTGGACGACATCGACCAGCAAATTGCCGCGCTGGCCGAACAGCGCAAGACCAAAGTAGTTGCTGCCCACGAGGCGGCAGAGGATCGCGTGGCCGAGTTGGAGGCACAGGCCGACTCTCCGGGGTATGTCGATGCCTGTATCGAGGTAGCCGACGTGTTGGACGGGCAATTGTCCAACGTGTTGCCCGCCGACAACGACGAGGAGATTGACACCGACTTGCGGCCGATGATCGCGGAAGCCAACCGGTTGGTGACTGCCGCCGCTGACGCCTGCCGCAAGGTTCGCGAACAGTGGAGCGCAACCAATGCCGACGCTATCGAGCGTTTGCAGCACGCCAAGGCTGAGCTTGCCAAGCTGTCTGAGCGCCGCCAACAGGTTGACCCGGATTACCGCCCGCAACCGACCAAACAGCCGAGCGGCAAGGTTGCCGATTTGGTTATTGGTTGGATCAAAGAAGCGGGCGGCAAGCTGCACACGTTGACGTTGGGCACGAAGATCAAAGAGGCTGGCCTCACTCGGCCGGGTAACCTTGCCGATCAACTCAAGTCGCGCGGCGTTCGGCTGCTTGGCCAACGTAACGAGACGGTATACGAGTTGGCCAACGAGACTGCTGCCGTATAGCACTAGTCTGCTACATCACACCAACCGTTAACGCGGTTGTTGTGGTTTTAACTGAGGTAACTAAATATGACTTACGAAAAAGAATTAGGGCAGCTACGCGCTCGTGGTGTTCGCGTGCAAATGGTTCGGACGTTTGCCGAGCTAGATCGTATTGCTAGCGAGTTCACGGTTGGCCACAACGGATTTAAGACTCCGTTTCTGATTGTAGTTGGTCAACATGGCACGAGTAAGAGCTATCACTTTGAATCTATTGAAGGAGCGCGTTACATCAACAATGCTGCTAGCCCTGTCGGTTTGTATTCTGCTGTGTACTGGTGCAGGCAGGACCACGCCAACGAGGATATGCCAATCATCCTAGATGACGTTGACGGCTTACTAGAGGAGAAGGGGGCAACAGCGCTCTTCAAAGCGCTTGGCAGTGACCGCGAGCAAAAGCACCTAAGCTGGGAAAAACAAAATACGTGGCTTGAATCTTTGGGAGTACCCAACAGTTACACCACGAGTAGCCGTCTTTGCATCCTGTGCAATAGTCTGCCAAAAGTGCGTAGGGATTTGCAGGCAGTATTTGACCGCGCCAAGATTGTTGTGTTCTCGCCGAGTGCTCAGGAAATCCATCGTTACGTTGGTACGTGGTGGCCTGCCGAACACACGGATATTTACGATTACCTAGGAGCCAACCTCACCCGAATCTACGAGCCTTCTATCAGGTGGTACACGGATACCAAAAGGGAGAAGTTGCTAGGCAACAACTGGCGCGATTGGTTACTGGCAACGTGGTTTGATGAGCAGCCCCAACTACAGGTAGTTGCTGAGCTACGGCAGAAGATGGCTGGCGATACGTTCAACCAACAGGCTGCTGAGTTCGAGAAGATTACCGGGCTGAAGCGGGCAAGCTACAACTTGTATTTGCAAAAGTGGAAGCAATCACAGGGCATGGGTGAGGGGTAAGAATCATTAGACTATTAGACCGGTCTAACAGTCTAATGGTTTTAACACCTCACCCTATAAGGCCAAGGCTTTGTTTTACCTGTAATCTGCCGCCTGCTTTTTGTACCACTTAACGCACTGTCGGCCTGCACTGGTAAGCTGCCCCTCTAATCCTACTTTGGAGAAATCGATATAGGGTATAAGCATATTGCGGACTACAGCCATTTTATTTACCGCCGCCACGTAATGCTCTAGCTTTTGTTTCATCGTTTCAAAGTAGCCAGCATCGTCTATGCCCCTTTTGGCATCTAGGAAAATGTTTTGAATCACCATTTTATCTATCTCGTGCTCAACTTCACCAACAGCTTTAGCGACTGCTGGCCCGAACATGTAACGAGCTTCAGCAATACATCGATGCCAATGTTCTAAATGTTCGGTAGCGGTTCTAGCACCTATGTCGTCTGACTTTTCCATCAATAGATTCATCTGCCGGTAAAGTTCAAACCGATGCTCAAATAGATCGAGCCTGAGTTTCTGTCGATTTACTAAATACGACAGCGTAGTAACGACGCAAACCGCTAGGGCCACGAGGGCGGTTAGCCAGCCCTGCCAATTTGTGCCGTCCCCTGTGGAGATGTGAATATCCATATCGAGCATGATATTTGGCCTGCACCCGCTTGGCCAGTGAATGTGGGGCGGCATACTCATGAGCATGAAGAACAATAATATGCAGTTGGTCCCGAAAGGTTACTACCAGCCCGGTGCGTTCGACGGCGCGGCCGAGTGGTTCGTCGGCCGACTTGTGAAAATCGCTTTCGAAGTACCCAACAGTAAAGAGTGGATGTGGGTAAAAGTAGTGGCTGTGCATGAAGGCGATCTAATCGGCGTTCTCGATAACGTCCCGATGTATTGTGAATCCCACAGCCTAGGCGATCCTGTGCGTTTCAAACCCGCCGACGTGGTAGCCGTTCACTAATTTAGTGTCGGCCCGATCCTACTAGCCGTGCATGGTCGATAGTAAATGTGGCCCTGTAACTCCTCAGGATTATTTTAGAGGAGCTTATACGGCTTCTCGGAATAGTTTAACAGCTGAGGTAATTACGGCCCAAAGCTAAGCACAATACAAGTTTCCTCCTGCCCCACGAGGGCCGCGCCGTAATCGCACCTCGTGGGGCTTTCGTTTTATAAGGATTACGGCCAATGACAGTGGAAGAACGATTGAAAGCTGAAACGCAGCTACTAGGGCTGCTGGTGCATCACCCTAACATTATCGAGAAGTGGTTGGCTACGGATATGCCGCCGCTGAGTAGCTTTAGTAAAGACTCCCGCCCCATAGCCGAGTTGGTAGCCAATCGATGGCGTGAGGATGGCTCGCTACTCACCTCAGAGGGGGTATCGATCTACACTGATACTTTGGCCAAGGCCAATCGCAAGAGGGACGCAATCGGACTTAAAGCGCTTTACTCCTCTGCCCGACAGTTAGGCTATTCAATCAAACCCGATACGTGGATCGATATTGCAGGCGTGCTCATTGAGTCTGAGCGTGAGGCTCGTATAAAAGACGCCGCCTACTCTCTGGGAGAAGCAGCTAAAGGTAAACTAGACATTGCCGACGTAATCGCCAAGCTGCAAAAGGTAGATGCGCCTAAACGGCCACCCCTAAGAATCCGAACATCAAACGCCATTGAACGGTTACCAGAACCGCCCATCCTGATCGAAGGCCTTTTGCGAAAAGGCGAGATCGCAAATCTAGTCGCGTCTCCGAAAATGAAAAAGTCATGGATGGTGCACGACCTTGCACACAGGTTGGCCAATGGGGGTAAGTGGCTGGGCAGATTCGAATGCAGGCCATCCAAAGTGCTCCTAGTGGATAACGAGCTACACGGCCACACACTCGGCAAGCGGCTAGATCAGATCAAATCGTGCGGCGGGTACGAGGACGGCATTGATTACGTCTGCCTACGCGATGAAGGATTGCGGGGACTAGATGAGTTGATGCAAGAGCTACCCAACTACGGCAGCTATGATCTCATCATCTTTGACGCTCTGTACCGTTTCTACCCGGCCGGTTTTGACGAAAACTCTAACTCGCACTGGACGCAACTCTATAACGAATTGGACGGGTTCAGCCGTAAAATGGGCTGTGCGATTATCAATGTGCACCACTCGGCAAAAGGCACTCAGCAGGGCAAATCGGTAACCGATACGGGGGCAGGTGGTGGAGCACAGAGCCGCGCTGCTGATGCGCATATCGTTCTACGTGCAATCACCAAAGTGGGCGAGGCTCAGGCCGATGCTCCTGAGCAGGCCGAGCTTGCCGCCGTGGTTCGTGCATTTCCTCCTGTGGGCAGATTGACTCTGCAATGGGCTTACCCGTTCTGGACGGCCACCGATGCCCCTGTGATCGAGCAGCAGGCAACCAAGGCCAAGCCAAAGCGTGAGCTTACAACTCGGCAGTACGCGGAGACGTTCTGCAATGAGACGGCCGACAGTCGGGAGACGATTGAGCAGCGAGCACGCGATGGCGGATTGAGTATACGGGCGTCGCGGGATAAGTTCGCGGGTGCGCTGGCTGAGGGCTGGATTGTGGAGCGCATCGGGGAGAAGACAGGAAAAGGACGGCCAGTAACCCTATACAGGCTGGCGTCAAAGCTGTCTGCACACTCTCTAGGTAGCCAGTTAGGTGACCTATGATTTCTTCGGCGCTGAGCGCCAAAGAAGTACCAAATCATTTCTTCGGCGCTGCTAAAAATGAGCGCCGAAGAAGCATCAAAAGTCTTAGGAAATCATTTCTTTTACACTTGCCAAGCCTAGAGAAATAGAGAGTGTAAAAGAAGTCAGGGGATGTTGTAGAAGGGGGTTAAAACTCCCCTTCTACAACACCCTATCCCCATACCCCTTTAGCTGTAGTAAAAGAGCGCCTAGAAACTCCCCCATACTACTTACGCTTCGGGCTTCTGAGAATCGCGTAAGCGATTCTCAGTCTCTTCAAAAGGCAATGGGGTGCAGCCCGCCCGCCACGCCCCGTGGCCTGCCGCATAGGAGGCCTCAGGATTGACAGCGGTGGCGTAGGGTGGGTGTTGGCCCCTCCTGAGGCAAACAAACGCCCCGTGAGGCACTATGCGGCGTTTTACGCTCTTCCGTGGTTTTGGTAAGATGTTCAACGACTATGTTTGGCGTCTGGCATATTAAGTTAAGATACAGCATTTGAGAAACTAACATGAAGCACTTGCCGAAAGACCCGAGGAAGAGCTATGAACGCATTACTCTTCACTTAGATGACGTAGAGATGCTGTGCAACATCATAATCAAGCATGGATACAAGCCAGAAGTTACGGCCGACGAGTGGAAGATAGACGACATATCTGAGTTGGGCGCTTTACGCATGAAAATGGATCATGCGGATGCTTTGCGTATTCACGCGGCGATGTCCGATGACTACTTTCCTCCATATGTAACGATCTACAGAGAAAGCCTGTGGTTCCAACTTACAAGCAATTCACACGATAGTAAGGCTGTCGCTCTAATGAGCGACCTTGATCGAGCATTAAGTGAGCTTGTTGAAAAGCATTCCGAAGCGGGTGGGTGGCAGGGTGGACGTGCGTTTATCCCAGTCAGCCGTCCTATTGCTGCCGATAAGCCAAAGAGCTTTTTAGCTGCCAATCGCGGCGAGTGGGCCAATCATGCAGTAAAAACTGCGATTGGCGCGATTGTGCTTGCTATGGCGGTAGCATTCGGAATTGGTAGAGCGAGTGTTAGTTCAACGCCGACCCCGCCTGCTACTTCTCCATCTAGCCCATGATGCTGATACCGAGCAGGCACTACAGCGTTGGGGCGGTACGTGCCCAACCGTGAGTTTGGCAATCTGGCCACACAGGTGGCAGTTGGCTTTGTCGTGTTTCTGGCCCATGCTCGTCAAGAAATAACGGCAACTCTATTTATTCTTCTTATTCGAGGCGTTCGTCTTTTTCTGCTGAGCAATGAACTCGGGTGACGGACTTATAACATCATCTGGAAAGACTAAAACATATTCATCTTGCTCAATCACTTTACCTTTACCATTACCATTACCATTACCATTACCATTGCCATTGCCATTGCCATTGCCATTGCCATTTCCGTTGGGGCTTGGTTTACCTTCGTCACTGGGAACGATATCCGAGATTTTGTCCGCCACCCAACCGATTCCTTTGCCGACTTTTTTGAACCCGTTGCCGACACTTCTCCAAAAAGAACGCTTTTTCTTTTTTACAGGGGCAGGATGAGGTTTGTTCATTGCCTTCGCCGTCTCGGCAGCCTTGTCTGTATTGGCCTCTGCTAAGGTATCGACATAGTACCACGGCAATATATTCGTGATATCTCGCTCTGGAACATCCAAGCCAACCGCTTTCGCAATCTCCATAGAAAATGTTACGCAATCCTTTTTCAACAGTTGGAAGTCAGAAGTCTTTTCCCAAGTATGTAGAATGTCTTGAGACGCCTTGTAGGCCTCTGCATTCACTCGGACGATAACCTGCAATCTGTCCCCCGGAGCCGTACCGCGCACAGCCTCATTTGCGATACCCCCCGGAACTTTGCGCAATAAGAGCACGCCGGCATCGAGCTTATCTGCATATTGCCCAAAGGCTGCTTGGCTGCTTATCTGCTTCTTATCGTCCTCAACTCCCCAAACAACAAACGCGTGCCCGTTAATCGTATCATTACGGGCAACGAACACGACAAAATGCCGTGTCTTTTCCTTTTTCCCCGCCAAGTCGATAAATGTTCGACGCGTCTGCTCTTCTGCTTGGCAGACTGTTGAAACGAGCAATAGCGTCACAAGAACTACAAAGCATTTACGGTGTCTGTAGATAGCATTCATGCAGCCCCCATTGATAAAAGGCGTGAGTTTGACTTGCTGCGTCTTGCATGTCAATCAAAAACTCTCGACTTTATGGGCGTGATATCTCACTCGTAATCATTTACTGGAATTGTGGCTATTGATACTCTGTGAACGGCCAGCCGCACGGTCTCGCTCTCTCAACACGGTTGCGTAAGCTGACAGGTTTAGAATCAAGAGATCAATAGTAAGTTTGACCTTAGCTTCAGCATTGTTAACAACCAGACCTACCCCACGCTGCCGCCAAAGTACACGCCTGCAAAACTCACTATCGATCCATAACGCTTAACAGGCTAGGTTAACTAAAAGAGGAGTGCACGACGATAAGTTAGTAAGGGTAGATATGTACTTTATTGAGCTTTTTCCTGTGGGCTTGTGTAGTAGTACCGGTAGCAGTGGAGGCCATGTAAATGCCTGAGGTAACCCTAGTACCCGATCATAACGGCGTACCGCGCCTGCACCCTCGCCCAATACCGGGAGAGGGAGGCAATGCGATCGACCACGGCCTAGGCGTGCTCAGCGACCTTGCCACCGCTCAGGCTGCCGCCATTGCAGGCGTACAGGGTGCACAGACGGCTACAGCAGCAACCGTGGCAACTCATACGGCTAACACCAATGCTCATGGGCTAAGCGAGGTCCGAAGCCAAATAGCAGCACTCGTGGCCGAGGTAGACGGCATCGACACAACGATTGATAGCTACCTGCACGTACAGAGCACGCCTAGTGCGGTTTGGACGATCAATCACAATATGGGCAAGTACCCATCGGTAACGGTAATCGACTCAGCAGGTAGCACCCTCTATGGCGATTACTTCTACCCAAACGAAAACACAGTAACCCTCACGTTTAGTGGCGGGTTCAGCGGTAAAGCATCATTAAGGTAATAGGCTGGCTCTAAAAGGCGGCAGGAGTATGTAAATGGCAAAGTGGGTAACAAGTCTCAATCTAAACAAAAACGAGCTTCAAAATGCTGCGATTCAAAATCTAGCTGCTGCCCCTAGTGCTCCGGCTGTTGGTCAAATCTACGCGAATACCGTTGACAATAAGTATTACATCTACCTTAACGGTACATGGCAGGCGATCGTTACCGATGCCAACAGCGTAAAAAGCGCGGCCGATCTAACTAACGGTACTACGGGTACTGGCGCTGTTGTATTGGCCAACAGCCCAACAATTGTTACCCCGACGATTGCCAGCCACGTTAACGCTCAGCACAACCACAGTAATGCTGCTGGTGGTGGACAAATCAGCCATGCCAATCTAACTGGCCTTACCAACGACGACCACACGCAATACGTGCACAACTCGACTGCACGGACGATTACAGCCGTTCACACGTACAACCCTAGCTCTGCTGGTGCTCCATTCGCGCTGGGGACCAACGCAACGGGCCAACTCGTAACCGGTTTGAACGCCGACAAACACGATGGCTTCGACGCCAGCGCCACGCCTGCTGCTAATACAATCCCTGCCTCCAATGGCTCTGGCAAGCTCGCCACGGGCTGGACGAGTGGCACGCTTGCTGCCTCTGATTTGACCAACACGACCACGGGCACGGGCGCTGTTGTACTCGCCACCAGCCCAACGCTCGTGGCCAGCAGCGGTGTCTCCCTTAATGCAGGCAGTGGACGCCTCAGCAACCTTGCCGATCCGACGAGCGCACAGGACGCGGCAACGATGGGTTGGGTGCAGGGCCAAGTAACAGCAGCGAGCCAAGGCCTTGACGTTAAAGACCCTGTTAAAGCGGTTGCCACAGCCAACGTAACGCTCAGCGGTACTCAGACAATCGACGGCGTAAACCTCGTTGTCGGTGAACGTGTAGCCGTAATCGGTCAAAGCACGGCAAGCCAAAACGGTATTTACGTGGTTGCCGCTGGTGCATGGGCACGAGCAACAGACGCCGATAGCTCATCCGAAGTAACGCAAGGCATGTATTTCCTCGTTACGGCTGGCACTACCTATGGTTCGTCCGCATGGTATCTGCAAACTGCCAACCCAATTACTCTAAATACAACCGCTTTGACGTTTGTGCAGTTCAACGGTGGCCAAAATCTTACTGCCGGTGCTGGCCTTACCAAAACGGGTAACACGTTTGACGTTGGCGCTGGTATGGGCATTGTTGTAAACGCGGATGACGTATCAGTATCAACAGCCCTGCAATCAGTGCACTCTGTTGTAGGCTCGGCTACAGGCACTAATCAGGCTGGCCTACTCCTAAAAAGCGCGGCAAACACAGTCGTTACCCGACTGTTGCAAGGTACGACCAATAAGGTTACCGTATCGGGCACAGACGGTAGCGCCAACATCGTACTTAATGTAGGTAGTTCAGTTGTACAGACGGATGCAACGTACGCCGATCCTGCATGGCTCACCAGCCTAAGCAGTGCCAAGATCAGTGGCGTGTTCGGCGTCGGCAGCGGTGGTACAGGATCGACCACTAAAGCGGGTGCACGTAGCGACTCTGGCCTAGCGGATACAGGCAAGCGTATTGCCCAAACCTATGCTCAGGACATCGGCAACAACTCGGCAACTTCAATCGCAGTTACCCACAACCTAGGTACGAGAGACGTAACCGTAATGGTACGCGATAACTCGACATACGAGGTAGTTTACGCCGATATTGTAATGACAGACACCAACACGGTAACGCTGACATTCAATCCCGCGCCTACCGCTGCTCAATATCGTGTAATCGTAACCGGGTAATTCGCTTTGAAGATCAAGACATCATTAACAGTAGCAGGGGAGTTGACCCTAAACGGGCCAGTACAACTGAGCAACAACACGCTTTACCTGTCGGGGGTAGACGACGAAAACCATCGTTTGTTGTACGATGACAATTGGGATGGTCCAATTCTCCACGGTTACTCCGCTGTACGTCTGCAAACGTCAGGCGGTAACGGTATCACTGTCAACGCTGCCGGTGACTTGTACTGCGATGTTGGCGTGTACGCAGGTAGTTTGTATGGGGCACTTGACGCCAGCTACCTTACTGGTGCGATCAACCCCGCGCGGCTGCCGTCGCTGTCGTCTATTTACCTCTCACTTGCGAGCGGTGGAGTAGTCAACGGCCCGATTTATTCGTTGACTAGTTTTATTTGTGGTGATGGCAGCACCAATGGTGTGTTTGAAATTAACGACGGAATCAACGAGCAGACTGTACGACTCGAAGGCACGGACGGCGGTTTAGCCATTAGCTACGCTGGTAGCTCTGGTGACTATTACTTTAATGGGCACGTTTCTGCAAACTACCTTAGTGGCCAGTTAAACGCCAGCAATCTAACGGGTGCGATCAACCCCGCGCGTATACCCGCACTGCCTTATCTGCCAACTGCTGGCGGTACTATGGCAGCCAATGCCGTTATCAACATTGATACTAGCCTAACTATCTCGGACCAAAATGTAGACGTTACGGTATTTAGTTATCAGCGTGCGTATAACACACTTTACACTGAAACAATTGTGCAAGCTACTGGCGGATTTTCCGGTAGCGGGGCGTTACTTATCGCATTGAATGGCAGCAACATCAGCAGCGGTACGATCAATCCGGCAAGGTTTCCCAGCACGGTTGCATTTGCGACGATCAATAGTCCAACAAATGCGGCACTATCTATCAATGCCGCAACCAACCTCAATCTGACTGGTGGCTCGGCTGTCTACATATCATCGTCTAATGACGTGCATATCGACTCGGCCTCAGACAGCGCTTTGAACCTCAACGTTTATGGTGGCCCTGTCAACGTTGGTGGCCCGGCGTCTTTTGCAAGCTCTGTATACGTAACTGGTACGGTTAACGTAGCCAATCGTATTACGGCAGCCGCATGGGATGCGGCGGGTAGCGGTGCATGGGTAAACATGCCAACAACGGGTGCTAGTGGTATTGGCTCTGGTGGCGCTGGTGTCAATCCGTGGATTGCTTACGCCGCAAGTAACGGCCATTGGTTTGGTAACTCGACTGCTGGCTCTGTTTGCTACCGCAATACGAGCGGCGATATCTTGATGGGTGCTCAGGGCAACTTTTACCAAGTCAAAATCAACAGCGGCGGCATCGTACAACAACTGTCTACTACGGCAATCGTAGACGGGCATCTATCCAACAATGGCGTGAGCTTTTATACGGACGGCACGCATCTTAAAATCAAACTACGTGGCAATGACGGCGTTATCCGGACTGGCACGGTAACTCTGTCGTAACGAGGTAAGTAATGGGGGTAGAAGTGATCGTATCAATCATTGTAGCGGCAGGTGGCCTGCTGGTAGCCCTGTGGAGAAATAGCGCGCAGAAAAAATCACTTGACGACAACACCAGAGATACTGCCAAGATCGAAGCCAGAGTAGATATTCATACGCTCAATATCCTAGAGCTTAAATTGCAAGCCAAACAAACAGACAAAAGCCTAGGCGAAATCAAAGAAGCTCAACACAAAACCAATGGCAAATTACAGAGCATGGATAATCACCTGCTGCTAATCAAGGATTGGGTGGACGAACAAAAGCGGGGCGATAAGTAATGGCAACAGTAGGCTATTACAACCTCTCAGCGGCACGATACGCCAGCCTGAGCCTGTCTGACTACTACACGCTGCCATTAGTCGGGGAGCAACAGAGCGAGCCTCGTATTGTCGTTGCATATCAGGCGTTTGCAGGCTCGCACAGAGGAGCTACAGCCCGTTTGGTCGAATCATCTATTACAGGCCTGTGCTCAGTCATTGGCCAGACGTTTAAGCCGGTTGAGGCACACGAGGTAGAGTATGTTTGATGACGATAACTTAGTGCTGACTGGCTACGCAATTGCTAATACAGACTGGCCACTGATGACGCGTATTATCAACCCCAACATTGGGGAATTGGCTACGCGCGATCAAATCCAAAGCATCAATGTAAGGGTTGCACCATACGATACGCCTCAGGACGTAACCCATGACAACATTGTACCCAATACGGCAGTGCTGGTGAGTGGTACGAGTACGGTAGGGTGGACTAAGGATGATGAGGGCTGGAATATGCGGCATGTATTGCCGCCTACTGCCTGCCCTGTTGGTGGCATCTATTGGATTGAGTACACGATACTTTACCTAGACGGCGCTAAGCAAAAAGTATTGTGGAAACTAGATGTGCAGGGTAGTAGGTTTGATGCCTAGTCATCACTGTAAGCATCCGACCTGTGCAGCGATCCTGCCTAAACGTGGCTACTGCACTGAGCACCAGCCACAGCAGCAGGCACAGGACAAAGCCAAAGCTATGGCAGCACAGCATAGCGACCGTAAGAGGCGTGAGCGTACGCCTGAGTTAGTAGCCCTGTATGGCTCTGGTGCATGGAAGCGTACGAGTAAGCATGTAAGAGCAGAGCAGCCGTTGTGTGGTGTATGTGGTACGGCATGGGCGACCAGCGTGCATCATAGGACAAAGGCCAAAGACGATAAGAGTAAATGGTATGCACGAGACAATCTAATCGGTGTCTGTCGGGCATGCCATGAGAGACTAGACGCAGAGGGTAAGTAAGTATTTTGAAACTATTTTACCGATACCCCTACCCCTCATTTTAGAGGGCAAAAAAGGTATCTACCGTGTGGGTGTCTGTGAAAAGTTTTCAGAGCTAGAAAACAAGGCGTCGGTGAGTTGAGGAAAATTGTGGGTGCACCAATACGGTTAAGCGGCAAGGCTAAAGAGAAGTGGCAGGAGCTAGAGGGTTGTTTTGACCTGTCTAGCCCGGTGCACGTTGAAACTCTCTGCCAAGCCTGTGAGCAGTGGGCAACCTATCTCGGCTGCTTAGAAGCTCAGAGCGCGTACGGGCTGATGATTGAACAGACTAACGGGGTGATTGCTCCTAATGGGGCAATTGAGGCAGGCCGCAAGGCTCAGATACAATTTGGCAAACTGCTAGATCGACTGCCATTAAAAGCTAAGACATCTAAAAAGTGGTAAGCGTTGAAGCTAGTTGAGTGCGATAAGTATTACTATGACCCGGCGGCGGGCAAGCGGTTTATTGAGCTTTGCGAGAAGTATCTATACACGCCAGAGGGTAAGCCGTGGCGTTTTCTACAATGGGAAATTGATGTAATCGACATGGCGTATTGTTGGAAGCGGCGCGACAATGGGGAGCGGCGTTTTCGCTATGTATACATTTGCATTGGTAAGGGTAACGGCAAGTCTGGACTACTCGATTGCATTGGCATTTTTCATACTCTACCGGGCTGGTGTGAGTCGCTAGATAATCAGGTCTATTGCGCTGCCGCAAACTTCGGCCAGATAGTTAAGGCAGTGTTCCGGCCTGCTAAAGCCATCATACGCAATAGTCCGCGAGTCAAAGCTGTACTAGAGCTACAGCAGCGGATTATACGATTGGCCGACGAGGATTATCCCGACGATGCAAGTTATTGGGAAGTTCTCACAGGCAAGGGCGAGGGTAAAGCGGGCCTACGTCCCTCATGCGTTTTGGTAGATGAATTGCATGAGCACAAAGACCGTGAGCTTTTTGACGCGCTTACTAGTGCAATGGGTAAGCGTGTAGGTGCAGCACCTATCATGTGGATTGCCACAAACGCTGGCCCGTCTCGTACAGGCGTAGCGTGGGAGCAACACGACAAAGCTGTACGCATCCTAGAGCAGAACGCCAAGGGGGAGCCGGTAGAGGACGAGTCTTTTCTGCCGGTTATCTATGCTGCCCCTGAGTCTTCGGATTGGCGAGATATCAATACGGCATTGGCCTGCAATCCTGCTGTTGGTGAGTTGTGCCGCGCCGATCAGTTAGAGATTGAGTTAGCCAAAGCGATGAGCAATCCTGCTGAGGAGGCCAAGTATCGGCGCTACTACCTGAGCCAGTGGGTTAAAGATACAAGCCACTCATTAGACCAAACGCATTGGGCCAACTGCACTAAGAAACCCGCCGACCTGCCAGAGGGCTACGAGAAATGGCCTTGCGTGCTGCACCTAGACGGCAGCAGACGTGATGATATGACCGCGCTTGCGATGGTGTTCTATGACCCTAAAGGGGATATGTGGGCCGTCAAAGCTAAACATTGGATGATTGCCGACACTGCGCGGGACTACCAGAAAAAAGGCATCGACTACAGTACATGGGTAGGCAAAAAGCAAGTGTACCTATTCGAGCGGCCAACTATTGACTTAGCCTGCAAAGAAAAACTAGCACGCTACATAATAAAGCTGAGCAAAAAGTATGACGTGCAATGCCTTACCTACGACCGCGCGTATATCAGTGAAGTTATTCCGCGTGTTGAGGCGGGCGGCGTTCCCTGTATTGAAGTGAAGCAGAACAGCCTAACGCTGAGCAACCCGAGCTATGAGTTGATGGCACGGCTAAAGAGTGGACGCATTGCCATTGCTCGTAACGACTGCCTTACTTGGCAAGCGGGTAACGTAGATTTCGGGATTGATAAATGGCACAACCTCTACCCCAAAAAACCGGGCGCAGATAAGTACGAGGGTGGCAGGCGTCACCTGAAGATTGACGGCATCGTAGCGATTATCTCAGCCATATCAGAGGTATTACGTCGCAATGTGTCGAAACTAAATGAGGCAGAGGTACAGGCAGCAGCGCTAAAGGCGTGGGACGGCAAAGTATCAATGATTAAATGGGGTACGTAAGTTGATTTATACAGTAAATGTAACTGGCGATATTGCGGCATTTAGCCCCAATGCTGTGGTAGTGAATGAACACTCGGCACTAACGGTGGCTGGTGTCAAAGCATCGGTTACGTTCCTGTCTGCCGCGCCCTCAGTTCTACCAAAACACGTCAAGCTAAAAGGCAAGATTGTCGAGCACTCATTAGATGGCGTACTCAGCTACCGTATCAACCCGTGGACTAATGCAACGGTTGGCTTTGGTACTCTGTTGGCTCATGTACAACTCTGTGGTGATGGCCTTATGGCAATCCGCCGCGCGGCAGGCAGCATATCTCTGCACAATCTCCCCATGAACAGTGCGACTATCAGCATTGCCAATGCCGATGATCCCGAAGCCGGTGTAGTAATGGGCGAGCCGATCTACGAGGTTGGCAAGAATAAGTACCGGTACTTTGACGTAATCCATATCAAAACTCTGTCGTTAGACGGTTACTCCGGCGTAAGTATTGTGGAGCTAGCCCGTCGCACGATTGAGGCAGCCATCAACGCAGAGGAGTTGGCCCGCAAGTTTCTACGCGATGGCTTCCACCTCGCTGGTTACATCAAAGTACCTGTACCGCTGACCGATGCTCAACTAGCCACGATGCAAAAAACCCTTACTGATTCATTTAAGGGTATTGATAATGCGGGCAGCGCTCCTGTGCTGCCGTTTGGTGCAGAGTATGTACCACTTACCACGTCTGCCATTGATGCTCAGCTTATCGAAACTCGGCAGTTTTTGATTGAGGAGTTTAGCCGTTTTTGGGGAGTGCCACAGCACCTGCTTAGCAAGCTCAGCGGCCAAGGCTTTAGCTCGATTGCTGCTATGGGTAGTGAAGTTGTGCGGTACGTTTTGCGTTACTGGACTGAGCAACTTGATGAGGAGCTTACCAACAAACTACTTACACCAGAGGAGCAGGCACAGGGCTATTACATCGAATGTGATTTGTCTTACCTAGAGCGTGGCGATTGGGAGACGGCAACAACGGCAGCGGCCGCGCTCGTTACTGCTGGCATCCTTAACGACAACGAGGGCCGTGATTGGGTGGGCAAGGGGCCGCGCGATGGTGGCGACGGTTACCGCGATCCGAGCTACGCCATGCGTGAGCAGCCAGCAGGCGAGAAGCCAGCAGCCAAGGCACTGCCTGCCCCTGAGCAGCCACAGGAGGCCGAGCACGCCAGCCAACCCGTTGACGCATTGGCTGTATTGCAGCCCGTCCTAGACGCTGCTGTAGCTCGTGTGGAGGCCAAGGCCAGCAAGGCACTGAGCAAGCCTCTGAGCGTGCCACAAGCCAACGTCTTTGCAGATCAGCAGGCGGGCTACGTGGTGCAGGCGCTACAGGCATTCAACGCCTGTGCTCAGAAGCTCGGCCACGCGGGCATTGATGCCGAGCGTGTGGCTCAGCGTTACGCAGACGCAATCAAACGACAAGTGAGCACCAGTGAGCCAGCCGACTTGGCCAAGCTCGTGCAGGAGGTTCTGTAATGAGTGATGAGCTATACGAGTTTTCGAGCGACGTACCAGAGCCGGTTACGTTTGCCAGCGTGGCAGCGGCGGTGGACGGCAAGCCGATGACAGCACGGGGGCTGGGTATAGTCTTTGGTCAACTCTCAGAGCCTCGCAAGTTGCCTAATGGGCAAGTGGTGCAGTGGCGTTTTGCTGCTGGTAGCGCCAAGCCGACTGCCGACGTAATTATCCGTTACCAACACCAGCCCGGTGCGATTCTAGGCCGTACGAGTAACGGCACGGCCCGCATATTTGAGGTTGAGGGCGGCGTACAGTTCGAAGTTGATTTACCTGATACTCAGTTGGGCCGAGATACAGCCTACTTACTCAAGCGCGGCGACCTAAAGGCTAGCTCTGTTGGGGCCAAGTCTGCGCGTGGTCGCATTGGCAAGGTAGAGGGCAACTTGTACCCGGTGTTTGACGTTGAATCGTTTAGCTACCCTGAGATTAGCATTGTAGACGCGCCCGGTTTTGAGGGTGCTACTGCTGGCCTGCTGGCTGACGCTGTAAATGTCGATGTAAACCAGAGTGCTGAGCCTATCCCTGAGCCTACAGAAAAATCTGTAGAGCAAAAAAAGGATTACAGGCCACAGTTAATGAAGATCAAACTAGCAGACTTGAAGCGGCAGAGTATCGCTAGAGGTTTGCGTGATAAGTAACCACGTAAAAGGTGATACAGTAATGGATATCGAAAAACTAGAAGCCGATTTTAAGGCTCTGAAGAATGAAGCCGAAACCCTCTTGAGCGCTGAGACTGTTAGCGCTGACGATGAGGCTAAGGCAGAGGCAAACTTTGCCAGCATGGAGAGCATCAACAAGCGTATCTCTGCTTATAAGAAGCTCGATATTGCGTTTGCTGCTGGTACGCCAGTAGTCAAGTCGTCTGCCAAGTTCGAGGCTATCAAGCCTGCTGTAACCGCTGAGTACGACTATGCCGAGTTTTCCGCTGATGCCTCTGAGTGGGTAATCACTGGTGCTCGTGACGCTGATTTCGCCACGATTACTACGGCTACAAACGACCGTATGTTCGTGCCTAAGAATATCCTAGCTCCGGTTACTTCTACGCTCGGCAATGCTTTCCGCGCGGGTGTAACGGCTACTGGTGGTACTGTCATCAGCACCACGGACGCTGGCGATACGTTTATCCCTGTGCTCGCAATGGCTGCCGGTGACAAAATCACGTCTGAGCAAGAGGACGACACTACCAACCCTGAGACTCACAACGAGCCTACCGGCGGATTGCTTCTAAAGGCTCAGGTGTATTCGTCTAAGGGCGTATGGTTGTCTAACAACCAAATTGCTGCCCTCAACTACAACCTGTTTGACTACTTGCTAGGCGAGATGGTTGATGCCAAAGAGCAGGCGCTGGAAATCGACATTGTGGCCTACCTAAATGGGCTTACTCTGCCGTCTAACCAGATTGTTACCCCGGCATCGCAAACGGCTGTAACTTTCCCAGAGCTTGCAAAAGCTCGCCGCGCTGGCAGCCGTCGCTACGATAGCAGCAAGTTCGCTGTGTTCAGTGTTGACCTGTTTAACGCTGCTGAGTCGATGGTTGACACGAGCGGTAAGCCACTCATGTACGTCGATCCGCAGAACGGTGAGCTAGTCAAGTTCATGGGTATTCCGATTTACAAGTCGGACGTACTTACCGGTATGAATGGTTATGTAATCAGCAATAAGGGTTTCCGCTTGCGTGACGTTGAGCCAGCACGTCTGGCACGTTACAGCAACAACCCCTACAAGCGTGACCAGCAGGGCGCTGAGCTATTCCAGAGCCACGGCTTTGGTGCAGTAGAGGCAGCCGTAACCCGTATCTTCAAGGCTCCTGCTTAATCTTCCTGTTGTGTTTTGTTTCTGACACCGGGCGGGTTAGTAGCCCGTCCGGTGTTTTTCATGGTAGTACGAGCACTCGAAACTTTCGCTATGCCGTTTGTGGGTTACCGCAAGGGGCGTGAGTACGAGCTAGACAATGCTCTAGCAACCTCACTAATCAAAGACGGGCTAGTAGAGGCTGTAAAGGCCGTTGCTGAGCCTGAGGTAGTACCTGAGCCTGTAAAGGCCAAGCGGGGCAAGCGTGCACGAGCAAATATCGCCAGTAACGTCTAGTACCATTCCGCCTGCTGAGCTACGGCTATATTGTGGACTAGACCACAACGCCTACGACTCAGAGCTAGAGCTAGAGGCGTTGGCTGCCATCGACTATATCGAGGCGCGTACGGATGCTGTGCTCATCAATCGTGAGATTGAGGCCACCTACTACCCCGGCGAGCTACTTCGCCTACGTGGCCCTAATACCGTCGTGAGCGGCGTATCAGTTGACGGGGTATTACTTGATGAGGATACCTACCACACTACACAGATTGGCAACCTCGTTACCTTACACCTCAAAGGTAGCCAGTACGGCAACACGAGCACCAGCAAAGTTGTGGTAGTTTATACCGCTGGCTATGAAACTCTTACTGCGCTCGTGCGGAAGAGCATCAAAAGCTACGTCGCTACAAATCATCGTAACCGCGAGTTTGCCTCACAGCAGCAGCTACACGAGGTTGCACACGGCCTAGAGGATGCCATTAACGTGCTCAACCGTGGCACGAGGGTTGGCTAATGCTGTTGGACGCTGGCGAATTGACTGACCGCGTAACCGTACTGGCTGCCATTGGGCAACAGCGCGATGAGCTTAGCGCGCTTATAGACAGTCAAAAGCCACTTTACACGGCATGGGCCAAGGTGCAGGACGTTACCGGCGCTGACGCCACTGTAGCAGGTTCTAAACCTGAGCAGCAGACGTACCGCGTACTCATGCGGGTACACCCCAATTTCCCTGCTAGTGTCTACTCGGCACTGCAATGGGAGAAACGTAAATTACAGGTAGTGAGTTATAAGATTTCTGGTATGCGGCGCGACTGCCTAGAGCTTATGTGCAGCCACACGGATGGTGTGTAATGGCTACTAGCTCAGTCAAAGTAACCGGCACAAAATCGTACTATAAAATGCTAAAAGGGCTGCAATCGAAGACTGCCCAAAAACGGGTTATGCGTGCTGGTGTTCGTACTGCTGCTGCCAACACCAAAAAGGTAATGAAAAGTAACATGCCCAAAGATGAGGGCGATCTACGCATAAGTGTCATCATTGTTATCCGCAATAAGGGCTACCGATTTACTGCCAACGTGGGTGCAGGTGACAGTTACAGCCGTGCAGACGGCAAACACCCTAACGGAAAGACGCCATACTTTTACGACCACTTGGCTAATGAAGGTTACGAAACACGAGACGGCAGGAGCATACCCGGTAGCCATTACGTAGAGCGTACGGCGGATGCGACTAAAAGCCAGAATCAACAAATCATGATGAGCAAGGCCATAGTAGAGATAGATAAGCTGATGGCCAAGGGGGTTGGCAAGTGATCGAGCTAGCACTAATCCAAATCTTCGCGGCAGACGAAACACTAATAGGCATTGTTGGTAAGGCTTCTCAGATTTGCGTTGCTGGCGACAACGAGCCAAGGCCTTATCCAAAGCTCGTAATCGACGTGGTTGGTACTAAGTATATCAACCATGCTGAGGGCACACTGAGGATGCGTGCACGTAACGTAAAAGTACATGCGTGGGCAAAGACACCTCAGCAGGCGGATGCTTTGGCTAACGCTGTTGAGGATGCGCTGGAAAATTACAGTGGTGTTGCAGGAGGTATGGCCATCAGTGCCGTACTACTAAGAGAGAGACGACCGCGCGAGCAGTCGGCTGGTGCAGTAGTAGGGGTTACAGAATCACTACACTGCCAAACAATCACAATGGACATTAACGCCAGCAAAGTGGCGTAGGGGTAATTAGATGGCAGACAATGAAGGCCGTATCGCACACGGCATGACGTTTGAATATCGCGTAAAAGGCAGCAGCGGCACTTACACAAAGTTGCTGCTGTTGACCACGTTGGAAGATGGTGGCGACACCACGGGGCAGGTTGATTGGTCCCATGCCGAATCACCCGGCGCTACCAAACAGTACAAAGCAGGCTGGCTGACTCCTAACGAGTACAGCGGCGAGGCTCATTACACGTTTGACGGTTACGCTGGCCTAAAAGCTGCACAGGAAAGCCGTGCAACTCTTGACATCAAAGCCACTGTACCTGCTGGCCCCAATGACGAGTCGGGTTTTGTAGATGCGTATGACGGCTATATCGCCTCGTGTGATAAATCTATGGATGCCACGAGCGACGATGCTATTGGCATTAGCTTTGCCGTACAGCGCTCCGGCCTGATTACCACGACCGAAGTTGTAGCTACCTAAGGGGCAAGTAAATGGGTTTTAGAGATAAAGCAAAGGCGGCTAAGACAGCCGAGATAGAGATAGACGGGGAAGTGCTCACTATCCGCGAGCCTACCTACGCGTTGTCGGTTGAGGCCAATAAGCTAGAACCCGCTAAGGGGATGGCCAAGCTGTTCATCGCGTGTGTGTACCAAGATGGTGCACCCGTTTGGACTGAGGCGCAGATTGATGAGGTACTTAATCTGCCTGTCTCTTATGCAAAACAGCTTGATGCTGCTATTGGGCAGTTGGCTGCTGTGCCACCAAAAAAAAGCTAACTGAGTTCGAAGTATTCGAATACGAGTTGGCGCGTAATAGCCCGTGGGTGCATCCTGAGATAATGGCTCTGCACCTTACTAGGCGGCAGGTACTTGATATCTGGTACGCCTACCAACAGCAGCCGTGGGGAGAGTTGCGGCAGGATTACCGTATTGCCTCTGTGCGTCAAACGCTGATGGACGTAGCGCCCAAGGGCAAGGGTAAATACAAACAGCCGAGCCTAGACGAGCTACGTCTAGCGTTCAAAGCTCAATCGGTATCTACCAAACCGCCCGAACAAATAGCCCGTGAGAGGGCCAAAGAGCGGGCGGCAATCGAGGCGGCTAAGAAAGCGATTAAGCAGCAACAGCGTGAGATTAGGGCAGCCGCTAAGGCAGCCAAGGGGCAGTAATAGTGGCTGGCGTAGCATCTAGGCAATCCGTCCTAATGGACATCAACACGGCCGGTATTGCTACCGGTGCTCGTGAGGCGCTGAGCATCAGCACTGGCCTAGTAAGCGGCATCAGCAGCACGCTGAGCGGCGTTGGTAAATCATTTCTCTCTGCCCTCAGCCCGTCGCTTGCGTTCACTGCCGTGCAGGGCATTACGTCTGCATTTAGTTCTGGCCTGAGTACGATTGGCAGTAGCCTTTCTAGTGGCTTCTCGCTGGCCAACAGCCTTGAAACGACACAGGTAGCTTTTGAGACGTTGCTAGGATCGGGTGAAGCGGCGTCTAAGATGTTGTCCGATCTAAAGTCGTTTGCTGCCTCTACCCCTTTTGAGTTTCCAGAGTTGGCCGATGCCGCCCGTAAGCTCGTGGCGTTTGGTGTTGATGCCAAAGACGTGCAGGGCAGCCTACGCCAAATCGGTGACATTGCCGCCGGTGTGGGTGCTCCTATTGGTGCGTTGTCAGAGCTATTCGGTAAAGCCAAAACGGCAGGCACGCTGTACGCCGAAGATATCAACCAACTCGTTGGTAGAGGTATCCCGGTTATACAGGAGTTCGCTAAGCAGTTGGGCGTCTCTGAGAGTGAAGTAAAGAAGATGGCCAGCGAGGGTAAGATTACTTTTGCCAATCTCGAAAAGGCTTTTGGCGATCTTACTAAAGAGGGTGGCAAGTTTGGCGGCATGATGGCCAAACAGTCGGGCACTATGAGCGGCCTGCTGTCTACTCTCTCTGACAATTTCAGCATGACAATGGCGGGATTAGCTGCCAAAGTCATTGACGTGTTCAACCTTAAAGGTGCAGTAACGGGACTAGGTAACTTTGTCGGCAGCGTGGGGGCAGCCGTGCAGGGTGTTATTGACCGGTGGACGCCTGCCATCAAAGCCGTTGTAGCGGGCACTGTATCGTACTTACAAAACGCATGGGCCAACCTTGCCCCTTATGCCTACGCGGGCATGGCTGCCGTCTCTGGTGCTGTAACTACTGCAATGGGATGGGTGCAGAGTGCATGGCAGTCTACTACCTCGTGGCTCGGCAGTAACATTGATTGGATTGCCGGTTATATCGCTGACGGTGTGGTAACGTGGTATACGGTTGTTGCCAACGTCGCTAAAGGCGTATGGGATTTGGTAACCACGGTGGCTGATGGCGTAGGTACTGCTATTGGTTGGGTGTGGAGTTTCTTTGCAGACTCGGCCGAGTCATCCGGCGGACGCGTTCAAACGACATCACAGCAGGTAGGCTCTACTATTAAGTGGTTAGCCGATCTTGTGCAGGTTGGTTTTGTTTCTGCCTCGTGGGCTATTGCCAACTGGCGTGATATTGCCGAGCTTGCATTAACGAGCTACGCGCTCGGCATCGTCCGCGCTGGTAACGAGACTGAGTACGTTTTTGGCACGGTTATACCCGCCTATGCAACGTGGCTCGGCAGCAACCTAGGAAACATCTTTACCGACATTGGCAACCTTGCCACGACCACGTTTAGCAACCTTGCCGACAACATCGTAAAGGTTATGAGTAACCTACCGGGGTTGCTGTCGGGCGCTGTGAGCTTTGGTGACCTGTGGACGCCTCTAACGGACGGCTTCAAATCGACTCTCAGCGAGTTGCCACAGATTGCGCAACGGCAGGCAGGGGCGCTAGAGCAGTCATTGCAGGGCCAGCGAGACGCACTCGCCAACAACCTAACCAACTCGTGGGCCAACAGTGTGACCGATGCTCAGCGGCAGAGTGGTGCACTGGCTGGCGGCATCAAGGGGCTGCCGGGTTCGCTAGCCGATCTTGGCAAGCCTCTGAAACCCGGCGAGACACCCAAACCCGGTCAAGCTCCTAAGCCTGCTGGCGCTCCAGCCAGTGCGGCTGCTGGTGCTCCTGCTGGTGGTGGCGCGGCTGAGAGTGACAGCGGCGGGGCAAAGAGCGGCAGCACGATCTACACAGGCTCGGCCGAGTCGATGGCCCTGAGATACGCGGCCACTCCTGCTATGGGGGCTGCTACGGCTGAGGTGGCCAAGGCCACGGCAGGCGGCGCACCTACAGCGAGCAATACTCAGAGTGCACAAGATGTAATCAACACGATTCTAAAAGCTATGGCTGAGGACGTTAAAGGCATTCGAACGGCCGCAGAAAGCATTGACAGAAAGACAGTAAAGCAAACTAGCGGCGGGGACGTACTCTAATGGCAATAGAAGTGATTGCGACAGTCGAAAGCTACAATGCGGCCAGCTACACCGAAGATATGGGCAAGGTGGAAGCTACACGCGTATTCAAAATAGAACTTAGCAACGACGAGGATAAACAGGTTCCGTTATCGTGGCCGATTATCAACAAAGCTGAGGCGGGCTTGCCTGCTTACAACAGCCCGTACGACGATACCCCTTACCATGCCAACACGCTGGCTACTTCATACACGCCAAAGTACGAGGGCGACAGTTACGACACAATCACGGTCGAGGTTGGTTACACCTACAATACGTGGCTCGGCACGTCTCCTGTGGGTAAAACCAAGTTTTCGACCAACTCCAAAGTAGAGCGGGTTGACTATTTCAAAGACTCTGAGGGAAAGGCTGCCGTTACTACTGCTGGTGAGCCGTTCCCGCAATACCCGCAACGCAACAGGGCCAAAGTAACATGGAAGCTCACCCGCAACGTAGAAGCCATCAAAACGCGGGCTACCTACGAGGGGCTGATGAACAAACTTAATCAGGATGCCGTTACGATTGAGGGAGAGACGTACGCAATCGGCACGTTGCTTACTACGTCACTTGATCTTAGTGAGGTACAACAGGAGGCAGGCTTTAGCTTTAAGGTACTTACCCTAGAGGGCGAGTACGAGCCTGCCGGATTCAACCAAGATATTGACTCGCGCGGCTACAAAGAGAAAGCCACTAACGGCGCTCTTAAAGACATTGCCAAGGGTAACCCGCTGAAGAAAGTAGAGACGCCGTGGCCCCTAGACAATCTCGGCAAGGCCAAAGCCTCTGCCTCTGATGAGCCAGCGGTGGTGACGCTAAAGCCTTACCTTAAAACTCCAATGGGCAGCCTGTTTGCGGTGTAACGTATGGCCAGCGAGAAAGACATTGATAAACTTCGAAAGGCTGTACAGGCAACCCCTCCATACTTTGATGGTGGCCTTACTGCTGGCCCGCGCTCACCATACGACGAGCCGGTACTAATTCAAATCAAAAGCTCCTCAGTCGTAGCAGGCAAGATACAGTACGTCGTAACGCTCGTGGAAAAGCAGGCGGGGCATATCGTGACTGTGATTGATGCCAACTACGAGGCCAAGGGTTACAACTATGCCGAGATTGGTATTGCCTCTGCTGCTACAGCCGTACCCAAAAACTCTATACACCTTGCCCATGTGCACTACAGCACTTTTGGCGATCCTGAGTATTGGTTTAACCACTCACCTAGCGGCATGTACACGGTCAATATCGGCAGCAGGCTGGCTGGGTTTGGTATGTACTCTGGCACGGTGCTGATGCGTACTACTGGCGACATTGACGGCACGAGCAACCTTACTACGGCTATGTGGCAGAGCACGGGTGAGGCCTGCATCGTGATGAACCTAGGTGATATAGCGACTAATGGGCGGTTGTTGCCGAGCGCTCCTCTGCTGTGCAAACACGAGTCAACCAATGGCGACGGTAAAAAGGTAATGACTACTTACGGGTTTTGGTTCACCACTTGCCAGTATGGTTCTTACCCTAACGATCCTGATTACGTGGAATAACCGATGCCGGGCACGCCTTACGACGAATTACAACATGGCCCCAAAGTCATCAGCCACCCCGACCACGAGCGGGGTGCTCTGCTGTTGATTGATGGTGCAGTAGAGCTAAACAACTTGATCTACGGGTTTGATTACTGCTGCACCTGTCAACCCCACAACACCTGCCGACGTACAGACGCGTTTACGTGCAAATACTCTGAGTTTTGCGAGGCGGTTGTATCATGGAGTGTGCCTGTTAAGTATACCAATGGTGCGAGCGTTACGTACTCAGGATCGGCCACCCTGCAACTTACCAACGCTGGCAATCCGGGTTACTTCTATTACTGTCAACCGATGACGTGGATAAGCTACGGCCCCGGCGCTAGCAGCAGCAGTGACAGCAGCCGTAGTAGCAGCAGCAGCCTGAGCAGCACTAGCAGTGACAGTAGCAGCAGCACCAACAGCAGCAGTAGCAGCAGCCAGACGGACGGGCTGAGCAGCAGTAGTGCTCCTCAGAGCCAAAGCAGCGCCAGCAGTAAGAGTAGCGCCAGCAGCCAAAGCAGTGCGTCTAGCCAGAGCAGCCAAAGCATTGGCGAGTTTACCAGTGTGAGCAGCGAGAGTGAGAGTAGCGGGCAAATCGTGCGTGAACGCGCGACGCTATTTAAGCCAGCCCCTTACAACGGACAACGCTACTACGATGCCAACGCGTGGATTCTTCGGATTGAGACAGCCAGCCAACGTAACTCTGCTCAGCAATGTGTACTAGAGATACGATTACAGTTTGTTGGCGAGCATTGCCACGGCGGTAATACTTCTCAGATATTTCAACCGTACTACTTAGGCCCAACTCACAACACCAGCGACCAAAGCGATGAGGTAAATTATGACTACGGCAATGGTGTGCAGGTAAGTTGTAACGATGGGGAGCTATACGACATTGACTACGATTGGGAGTACGACCCTGAAAATGAGGATGGCAGCGATGATTACATTGTTACTGCACCGGGTATGTCTGCCAAGCTAAACGCGCCTGCCGATTGCAGTATCGAGATTTTCGATAACAAGTGCAGAAGTAAGCAGCCCTGTGGCGATGTTGACGCCGATGATTTCTGCACCACGCTGAGTACGAGCGTTAGCGCCAGCGTTAACGGTAACTCAATTAAGATTCAAACACAGAGCGGACTAGAGGCGTCATTGGGTGGCGGGTTTGGCTCCGGCGGCAGTGTGTCATTTTACGTACAGCAGCCTTATGACGTTTACGTACCGGGTGGTGGATTTCAAAACAACACCAATTTTAACACTTGGAAGCAGTATACTGCGCGATATATCTCTGTTGGCCAATTTCGTGAGGGGCAAGGCGAGCAAGGTTGCAGGTGGATTGTACAAATCGGTGGCGGTAGTGGTGCAAACTCATGGTACGTAGACTTTATCAGTGCTGATGAAGATATCGGCGGCAACTACTCTTTTTACAGGGGCAGCGCTAATACTAGTGGCAGTGCGTCTGTCTCGTGCGAGGGAGAGGCCGAGAGTTATACCCGTCTCTACTCTGAGTCGAGTAACAACAACCGCAGCCCTAGCAGCCTGAGCACTCCTAGCAGTAAATCGAGTTACAGCAGCAACAGCAGTAGCAGCATGAGCAGCCAATCGAGTAGCAGCAATAGCAGCAGCAGCTAAGGGGACGTAATGAACGACATCGAAACATTGGCAAACGTCTATACCAAAACGGGTGCAGGACCGGTACTCGTGGCTGTGCCTGAGCTATGGCCAGAGATCGAGCAGGCGCTTATTGCTGCTGGCGTTTACGACTCTGAGCATTTGGCTGGTGTCTATCTTACTGGTAGTGCCATCACGCGTACTGATGCAAAGGACATTGACGTAATGCTCGTGCTGCACGACCAACAGGCTTGGCAGGCTGAGGCTTTAGAGTTGCCCAAAGAGATCGGCGGCAAGCCTGTGAGCTATCATCTTTATGATGGCAAGCTCAGCCCCCTTTATCCCGCGCTCGATTGCTCTAATGGCATACTGCACCTGCCCCTGATATCTCCAATCTCATACGTGGCTGTTGGTGGCGCGACTATTGAGACGGCGAGCTACGACGACTGGACGCCTCAACATCGCGCTCACCTGCACAGGCTCAGCCAGCAGGCTTACAAACTGGCTGAGAAGAAATGGGCTGAAGCATATACCGTGGCTCAGGCTCGTTGGATTGAGGAGCGAAAAGCTGAGGCACTAGCGCGGGCAGAGAAGCATGAGGCAGAGAGACTAGCCAACCCGTCACAACCTGCTATTGCCCCTCGTAACCCCTGTGGTAAGTGCAGTAGGGCCAGCCGTGAGCAGGGGCGTTAGTAAACTATAACTTGACGTGTAGCCCTAGATGCGGTTAGATGCCTCTATACGGGGCTGGTGTAGCCCCTGTAGCAACTCTACTGAGGGCAACCCAATGGCCAAGAAAACATTAGAACAACTCAACGCCGAGCGCGACAAGCTACGTATGCAACTGCAAGCGCTAGAAGATCAGCGCGCAGAGATAGCGGAAGCTGAGGCCAACGAACAACGCAAGTTTGTTGATGACGCGCTCGCCAAATACAACGAGTTTGCAAAAGACGCTGGCAAGCCTGCTTTGTTCTTAGCTCCTCATAAGTCGGGCGGGGCTGGTACTCGTGGCCCTCGCAAATCGAGCGGCAACAAACCCGGTGACTATACAACCGATCAAAAAAATAAAGCTGTGGCCCATTTGCAGCAGGCTAAGGGCAAGGCGATTGGTGGCACTGAGCTTTCGAAGCTCGTTGGTTACCCTAGCATGATGACTCTCTTTGCGACTGAGATTGGCGAGGGCACGATTAAGGCTGATGGGCAGGGGCGTAGCAAAACCTATAAATACGTTGGATAATTTTGGTGCGACCTACAGCCCCGCGACGGCCCAACAGCCGCGCGGGGTTATTCTCGCTTACAGAGGTACACGGATGGCCACGGCAACACTCAACCTCAGCGGCAATGGTGCAACTTACAAACGCGTTTCAACCGATTTGCAGGATGCCAAACGCCAGCAGGATACGCTAACACGCTGGCTCCAAAGCAATGGCGCTACTGTTGACCCTGCCTATGTCTTTGCCGATGAGGGCAACACCCGCGCTGATGCTGCTAACCGCCCCGACTGGCAGAGACTTCTACGGCTAGTCGATGCTGGTAAAGTTCAATGGATTGCCGTTGATGTGCAGGACCGTTGCGAGAGTCGGGACAAGTACGAGACTGCCGCCACGATCCACAGGTTACGATTAGCCAAATGCCGCCTCTACACTTGCGACGGGCGAGAAGTAACAGCCGGTGATATTGGCTCGTTTCTCCAAACAGGGTTGGCGTCTGAAACCTCAGAGAAAGAAGTACAAAGCAAAAGCGAACGGGCGCTAGAGGGCAAACAATTACTAGCCCGGCAGGGACAATGGCAGGGCGGCAAAGTGCCTTACGCTATGGACGTGGTAGCAGTACGGTTAGATGCTGCTGGCGATCCTGTAGAGCAGTGGCGCGTACAGGTTGAGGGCTTCAATGGCCACGTTAAAACCGTCAAGTCTAATGGCCAGATCAAAAAGCAGCAGAACGTATTACGAGTGAAGATCAGCCGAGACGGTCAACGTGCACGTTATGACGGCCCTAACAACTTTCCGGCCGCTGACAAGGACGACATTTTACAACTACGGCCAACGCTCGATACAACCAAGCTAGACGTAGTTCGGATGATTTTTAACCGGATGGCCAATGAGAAGATAAAGCCGTCTACTTTGGCTCGGCAACTCAATACGCAAGGGATAGCGCCGCCGCCCAACTCTGCGCACTGGCACGCAATTACTGTACGCGATCTACTTACCAACTCGATATACATTGGACGGCCCGCGTGGAATCGTTATAGCAGCGGCACGTATGGCGAGTTTGTTGATGGCGCGCGGCAGGTAAAAGAGCGTGACGCCAAACCTAAACGCCATGCCCGCAAAGATTGGATCATGAGCGAGCGTGAGCTATTCGACCCAATCGTAAACCCTGAGCTATGGCAGCAGGTGCAGACCAAAGTAGACGCGCTGCCCAAAGCAAAACGCGCCTCAGTCAATGGCGGTTACATCTTTGCGGGGCTGGTAGTTTGTGCCAACTGTAGTGGCAACATGGTTGGTAGCAGACTCAACCGCAAAGACAAGCCACGCGATACATGGCCATTAACCTACCTGTGCTCCTCGTACAACGCGTGGAAGGGTGAGCGTGACAAATGCCCATGTAAGGCCTACCGCGTTCATCAAACCCAACTCGTGGAAGTGATACAGGATTACCTAGGCCAGACGTTACCAACGATTGACGAGATTGCTGGTAGTGTTCGGGGGCGCGCTCCTGAGCGTGCCAGAGCAGCCCTCGTGGCTTCTATGCGGGCATACACCGAAATGCGTACGCGTGTTCTCAGCGATCCTCAGTACCGGGCTGCAATGGAAGAAGTGCCAGACTCTTTATACGAGGCCGCGCTAGAGACTCTTTACCGGCGTTGGTTTCGACTAGGCAGCCAGCAGGCGCAGGCTAGGCTAGACCAACTCGAAACCGAACACAGCCAGACAGTTGCTTCATGGCAGGCAGCCCCTACGCCGCGTTCAAAAGCCAAGCTCGCAGCACGCATGTCCGAGCTAGAGGCTGAGATTGAGGAGCTAGAACACCAGACCCGTAACGCGGCCGACCAGTACCAGCAGGCCAACGCCGAGTGTGCGGAGTTGTGGGCCAACTGGCAGGGAGCTACAGAGGCACTGGCT